CGCCGTCGTTGTCAGGCCAAAAACTAGGCGCCAGATGGGTGCTTACGCAAGTTACGGGGGTCCCTGTGTTAGGCCCGCCACCGCCGTCTGTGCTGACGACCGTGCTGTACCCTGCGCCGCCAACTTGGTCGATGTAGTCAACTGCGGCGGCGGATATGCGGGCGCCAATGTTGGAGGGTACGCTGCTTTTGTATCTCATGCTGGCGCCTACGTGTAGTCGATGTTCGCCACGGCCAAAACTAAGCCGTCGGGGTGCCGCGTGACGCTTAGCGCCATCAGCTCTAAGGTTTCGGTCGCGGTCTGGGGGGACACTTCGGTAGCCTCGACTGTGACCCTGACGCGGGCCGCAACGACGGCTTGCACGTTGGGCGCCTCCGCGCGCACTTGCAAAGACTGGACGCTGTCAATCCAGCGGCCCCAGACAGTGCCCCTCATGCCTAAGTACGTGTTCTCTGCGGCCATGATGACTTGGCGCACCATTCGCGCTGCGCGCTGAACGGCTTCCGCTGCGGCCTGGTCGCCGACAATGTGCCCCCCTGCGGGGTTGTCGGCAGCGATGCCGTACCCGTAGCAGTCTATGTTGTACGTGACCGAGTTCTTCTGCGACATGACGACGTTGCCCGTGCTTTTGTCAAACGTGGACGAATCCCACCACACGTTTACCAGGGGCGACGTGTCCGCGCCTTCTTCAAAAAATTCTTGCCAGGGGGCAGTGCGCTCTTGGTACACGCGCAAGCGGTACTTGTCGGGGTCAACACCCGCCGCTGCGGCGAGGCGCACTTGGTTTGCGAATTCAAGCGCAAGCAGGCTGCTAAGCTTGTCTCTGATCAGCTCGAAGGAGTCGGGGGTGTTTAAAAGTGTGGTGAGCGCCATGGCTACCTTTCGTAACTTTCAAGCGTGCATGAGATTACGCCTAGCGTCCTGTCCGGGTCGCCTAGCGCCACTTTAAACGTGCTCGACGTGCCTGCGAGGTCTGCGAACGTCACAAGCCACGGCTTTTCGCTGGCGCTTGCGACGTTCTTAGGCAGTGCCGTGAATCCCGCCGCGACGATGGACGAAATGCGCAGCGTTACCCGCGCCGCCCGCCCTGAGACCACCATGCCTGTTGCGGGGTCGATCATTTGCGCGATGTCCCCCGACTGGCCAACTAACGGCGCTGAAAAGCCGTTAGGGTCGGTCAGCGTTACGTCTCGGCCAAACCCCGTGACCGCGTCTTCTAACACGGTCGCAAGGTCAGCTTCGGCTAACTCTCGAAGGCCCACGGACTACGCGACCGCAACGTGGCCTGAAGCGATAAAGCCTCGAAGAACCTCCACGCCGTCGCCTTCGAAAAACTCGGCTTTGACCTCGTCGCCCTCACCAAGGATGCCGACCTTGGACGTGAGCGCGCAGCGTGGCGCAACCCGTGCGACTGGCTCTGTGACTACGGGGTCAACGGCGCTAACAACCACGTGGTCGACGGGCGCTTTCCGCTTTTCGGTTAAATCTGCGTTCTTTGACATGGTGCCGCCCTCTTGTTAGAAAAAAAAGGCGGCTCGCGGGCCGCCCTAAGTTGTCGTCAGTGCCCTAACGCTTAAAGTTGTGTGGTCAAACAGCCGTAAGTGTCGATAGCCGTTGGGACCATCAAAGGCCGTGCTGCAATGCCGCCGAACAGTTGCTCGCCGTCCGCAGAAAGCCAGATGTTAGTGAACATGTCCATCCCGTTGCTCGCCGAACTCATACGAGAAGGCATTTCAGGGATGATGCGCGAGCTTGCGCCTAACAGCTGGCCGATGTTCGGCACCGCACCGAAAGCCGCGTCCAAACGAGCGCTCGAAGCGCGCATCAGCACTTTGCCGGGGGTCATGAACTCGGTTGAAACGCCGGTCTGTGGGTGTTTGTACCGACCGCTGTATGTGAACACGTCGAGCTTGTAGCTGCCTAGCTCAATTGTGCCGCGATAAGTCTCACCCTTGCCTCTGCGTTCGCTGGAGGTAATCGACCCAAGGTTCGCGTTGCGCATGTCAAAGCGGGTGCTGAAGCCTGTGGTCTGAATTAAGTTTTCCCAAACTGTAGACCCCATGGTGATCTCGTCTACGTCGGTCAGGCCGTCGGCACGAATAACTGCAGCCAAGCTGGTCAAGTCCGCAATTTTCTGGGCCAGTGTTGCCGACGCCCACGAAGTACCCGCCGTCGGGAAGTGCGTCGCTTTAGGTGCGTAGTCCAACGAGTACAAAGTCGTGCCCGCGTCGTTAGCTAACGTCACTACGCCGGTCTGCATGACTTGCGAGGCTTGCAGCTCCATTGAGCGCTTGACTTTGTTCTCAACGGTGCGCATTCCGCGCATCATCCGGGTGATCACCGCCGCACGGAAGCCGACGTCCGCAAACGGGTTGCTGCCGGGCATGCGCTTTAGCAAGTCCGACGAGTTTAGGGCGATCGCTTCTTTGAAGACCGGGGGTTTAAATGACTTATTGGTGAACAGGTCGGCAGAGTTCATGCGGTATCCGGTCGCCAGGTCTGTCACGACGATGGCGACGTCTTCGCCTGTACGCATGATGTCCACTTCAACTTCTTCAGTTGAGTGGAAATTGCTTGCAGGCGACTTAAACATGCCCGCAAAGTACGGTGTTGGCGCCGCTTCTTGGAAGTACGCCGCCATCATTGTGCGTGTTACTAAATCTGACATTGCGAACCCCTTACGAGTTGTCAGCGATGTTTAGTTCGCTGACGTTGATTGGTGTGAAGCCGATTTGACGCAGCTGGTCGATAACCGCGCCGTCGATGTTGGCTGCGGTGCCGTCAGCGTCGATGACTAAACGCTCTTTGCGGAACTTGCCGAGCATGGCTGCGCGGATTTGCACGTCGCCAGAACCTGTAGTCGTGACGCCGTAGGTCAAAATGGCGGACGGAATGCCGTTGCCTGCGGTAGACCCGCCTTTAACGAACAGCACAAGCTTAAGCGTCGAGGTGCTGCGCGCTAAGATCGTGCCGGGCAGCAACACGTCCGCCCCCGCTAAAGTCAGGGCTTCGTCGCGGTACTCCGCGTCGGCCAAAACTGGGTTTGTTAGCGTGTTACTTGTAAGGGTAATGTTCGCCATGGTTTACGCTCCTACTTCGGTGCCAAGGTGCGCAAGAACGCCCTTCAGCACTTGTTGGGCTTCGGTCTCGGCGCTGGGTGCGCCCTGGTCTGCTCGGGCCAAAGCTGCGGAGGCTGCGGTGTCGTCTGCGATACGGTTGTCCCCCTCGCGTTTGTTCACTGCTGCCATCATGTACTTAGCGCTCGCGCTCGTACTGAACGCAGTGCCTTCCTCGCACGCCTTAATTGCGTCTGTCAGTAAACCGGAGGCCTGGCCACCGATCAAGTGGGCGGTGACGCGGTCGCGCTCTTGCGCCACTCCGTCCGCCACTGCAAGCGCGTACACGTCTTCGTGTTCGGCTTTAAGCTGTTTTAGATCCATGGTTCTAGACTCCGATTTAGGGGTTTTGGGTTTAAGTACCGCCGATTTAACCACACCTTGCGGGGGCTGCGCAATAGAATCGATCATGCCGGCTTTTAGTGCTGCGTCGGCGAGTAAAATTCCCCCGCGTCCGAAGTCTGCATTGACCGCAGCCACGGTGGTGCCGCGACCTTGCGCAATCGCTTCTGCAAACAGGTCGTGGTACGCGTCCAGCTCCGCGCGCACTGCAGCAACACCTTCCGCCGTGGTGACGTCTGGCGCCTTGTTGGGCGCGTTAGTGCTGGTGATCGTCACGGACGTCGGGTCGACGGATGCCTCGACTTTCACGCCGATGCTGCCCACCGCTGACGCACGGCTGCTGGCCACAATCTCGCCGCACTGGCTGATAAGCCCGTACGCTGCCGATGCTGCCTGCCCGCCGACGACGCCTCGCAAAGGTTTGCTGAATGCGCGCACGGCGTCTACGGTCTCAAATAGTCCCTGCACTTCGCCGCCGGGGCTGCTGACACACAGCTCGCCACTCACGACGTCGGGGTTGCTGTCTGCGGCAGCCAGTGCGGCGATAATGTCGCTGTATGTGGTGTTGCCCCCGCCGAACATTGCGGCGATCCAGTTAGGGCTACGCGTTAAGACCCCCGACACCGAGATTGTCGCTTTGCCTTTGGCCACGGTCAAAAGGCGCGGGCCGCTTTCACTTGGGCCGAAGGACGCGGCGAATACCGCCCGCTGCTCCGCCGTGGGTGCGTGCCCCTCGCGCATGGCGCGCTCTATCTGCTCGCGTACTGCTGTTGTTAAAAACCACATGGTTACGCTTCCTCAACTTGGCTCATGGCCTCAATTCTATCAACTAAGTCGCCCATCGCGGCCACTGCAGCGTCAGCCGCTGCGGGGCCAAATTCTTTTTGCAGCTCAAGCAAGGGGCGCATGGCCGCTGCGAGCTGCGCGTTTTCCGTCGCGACGCGCTTAACGTTTTTAGACCACTTCGTCCCGGTGGTGGCCCGCGCTTCGCGTGCGTGCGTGCTGTACGCGGATTTCACGTACAGATCCGCAGCTTTCACTTGTTTAAGCGGATCTGTGGTGGGCTTAATCGGCCCGTTCCACTCACACGAGACCCAAGCGGCGACTATGTCGTGCTGCATGGCGTCGAACCACGCTGAGCGTAAAGACGGGGCGTCGCACTTGCCGAGTAGTGTCTCACTGAACAGCCACTCTTCGAATACCGGTGAACAAAACTCTTCGCCGAACGAGTCCCTGATTTTGTTCAGGTAGATCTTAAACTCGTTGAGCGCCGCCTGGCTTGCGCTGTAGTTGTTGCTGAACGCTAAACACAAGATCTCCGGCGGCACTTCGTTCGCCCAAGCGACTGCTTGGAGTATCACCTCTTCGAAGGCGCCAAAATTTGTATCCGTCCCTTGACCCCCGAGCAACACCGGCTCTTCACCGGTCTGCAGCTCCTCGAAGTACATGCCCGGTAGTCCGACGCCGACCGTAACCTTGCGCGGCGTGCTGCCTGTTGTTTCGTCGCTGACAGTGGCCTGCCCGCGTCGCACGGCACCGCCGGTAACTGGCAGGCTGCTTGGCTTGTCCTCGCCTTTCTTGATGAACCCCGCAATTAACGAATTCGTGGCGGCTTTACGCTGCGTCGAATCCCTGTAGCGGTCGACCTCTTTTAACGATTGCAGCACCAGCGAAAGCAGCGGCATGCCGCGCACTTCGTCTAAGCGCTTCTCCGTCCCGAATACTAGCCACGCTAAGCGGCGGCCCGACTTCTCACCCCACGCAGGCATGCGCACCGTGGCGCCGTCGTCTTGGCGCACCCAGTACGCGACCTCGCGCCCTTGCACGTCGAACTCGACGCCGTGCCTGACGGTGTGGCTTTTTCGTAGGTCGGCGCTGCCGCCGAGGGGGGACTGCACTGCATCGCCTTTGACGAGCTGTACGCATGGCAGCCGCGTGCGCTGGCTGTACCGAAGTACGACCAACACGTCACCCGCGACGAGCGCCTCCATCCGCGCCGCCCTCTGAATCGCCCCGAATGTGCTTTTCTGCAGCCAGTCGCAGACTAAAGGACTCTTGCCCCACAAGCCAAAGCGGTTCTCGGTCAGCTCCGTCCAGTCTTCAAGCGCCCCGTCTTTCAGCCCTAGGACGACTTCGTCCGGGGTGCATTCAGGCGTTAGCCCGGTGTTGACCTCGTTAGTGACCAGCCGTCGGATAAGCCCGCGCGCATACAGGTTTTCATTGAAAAGCTGACTGCTCCGGGCGCGCAGCGTCCAATAGTCGAGCGAGTAAAGCTGCGTCGGCCCGAACCCGCCGTCGAATTTTCCGCCGTCGAAAAGAGAATGGTTGAAAGGGTCGCTGGCCACCTGCCCGCCGTACGCCATCGGCGCAAGGTCAGCCACGGTCAGGTATTGCGGCTCTTGCCCATGCGGGGGCTTTTTCGTCGGGAATATCGCGTTAGCCACGCGTGTAAAAATACTCACCAGCCTGGCCTCATGGTTATTGCCCCGCCGTATACGCGGGCCTCAAGTGTCGCCAAACGGTTGTACAGCCCGTCAAGCATGCGGTTTAGTGCCGGTATCGACGATCGCGTTACGCGCTGCCGGTCTTGCCCTGTGTCAAGCTCGTAGGACTCGACGCCGCCGCTAACGCCTAGCGCCAAGACGGCGCCTTCGTACGCGATTATGAGCGCTTTTGTAGCGTCGATGCGGGCTGTTAGGAACGTGTCATCCACTAAAACACCTCAATGCGTAGGGTTCGGCAGTCTTTGTACGCGCCGCCGTTAATTTCTATGCGGTTCTCCGCAGTGATGAACTGCCCGACGCCGACTGTGGGTTCCACGAACAACGCAGTCTTTGGCGTGGCCAAAAACTCGTCTTCTGCCGTGGCGTTCGTGACGACCCACACGCTACTGGTGATCGTGTCCACCAGGGGGTCAAGCTCGTGGCGCACATAAAATTCTGTCCAGTCGATCACGAATGGCTCGCGGGCGTGTTCAGACATTTTGGTTCGATACATCACGCTCTTACCCCAAATAGACGACGGCCTACGGTTACTCTAAACGTTTTACCCACGGGCGGCAAGCCGAGCCACGCACGCGGTGCGTCACCCGCGTCGGTGCGCGTCGCTGTAATGCGCGCTTCTAGGGGCGCGGTGTCGTCGGCGAATGCTGCCAAAATCGCGTCGCCGGTGTCAGTGCGCGCGAATACCACCCTAATGACGTTGGCGAACGCTGCGGACGTAGTGTCGCCCGCGTCAGTGCGCGTTGCCGTGACCGTCGCCGAAGGGGCGCCAAGCCCCGCAGCCAACGTGTCGCCGGTGTCTGTCCGGGTCGCTGTGAGCTTAACCACGTTGGACACTGCAGCGGCCAAAGTGTCGCCGGCATCAGTGCGTGTGCCCGTAAGCGCGATCACGTTGGACACTGCAGCGGCCAACGTGTCGCCGGTGTCTGTCCGGGTCGCTGTGACGTTCGCAGACGTAGACGCCGCGCTAAAATC